CGCAGGAACGGTTTCGCTTTCATGCCAGGATGCGACACGCCACGGATGAGCACCATGCCGTGATCGCCCTTGAACACGAGCGCGCCTTTCTTTTTGGCTACGATGCCATGACCTTTCGCGCTGGTTTCCCAGAACTTGAGATACCAGTGCTTCTTGTCCGGCCCAATGGCAACAGTGACATGCGTGGCCTCCATCTCAGTCACCTCTCTGACGATGTGCGGGCTGGGCGCCTTTGCATTAGCTGCGTTCTTCAGCACGTCTCCCGCCGCCTCAGCAGCATCGCGCATCGCGCCGACCACACGCGCCACGGTGTTGTCGAACTCGATACCCAGTTCCGCCAATCCCTTAACGTCCGCGTTCATGCTGTCCATAGTTGCTCCCGGCACATGAGATGAATCTCACGCATGCGCTCCTGTATCTCGATCACGGTGTCTATTTCATACATGCGCTGACCCCAGTACACCCGCATGGCCGGCGTCAGTCCCGCCATGTAGCGGATGCGAATGCGCGTGCTGATTTCCGCCTGTTCCTGGCGCATCGTGATGAACTCGCGACCCGATAGCGGCTCAACCGCTGCCCAGACCGTCGCAACGACCAACCAGGCGATGGCTTCAGCGCCGCTTGCTTCACGTGTGACGCTCTTTTGCTTGATCGTCACCCGGTTGCGCAGATCGCCCGCGTTCATGCTAAAGCACCCATGGTCAGTACGTCCTCGCGCTGTACAGCTCCAGGAGAGCATCCGCGCCGAATTGTGGCGGCATGCTGTGCTGTCGCAGCGCCCCGCCCTCTTCACGGTTCTCGTACCAGTGCCCGATCAACAACAGCATCGCCGTCCTGATCGGCTGAGGCACGCTGGCAGCGTCCGCCCAGCCCGCTACGTAGCGGATGCGCACCGCCGCATTCGGCCACAACTCATCACTCGGCCAGTTCGCGCCACGCTGTACCGTGATCTTGCCCGGTTCAGAGTCCGTATCCACCGCGTAGGTAGATGGATCGAGCGTCTTCACCGTGCCGTCGCTGGTCTTGTAGGTGATGTACGTCACCGACTGCAAAGGCGGATTGGGGAGTTTGATCTCGCCCCGGCGAGGATAGGCGTCTATCGCCAGATTCCACGCGTTCGGGCCGTTGATCGCTGCCAACGTCAGTTCGCGCCGGGTTGCCAACGGCCATGAATCCAGCACCAGTTCCCAGGTCTGGGTGATGAACGCGCGCCAGATGCGTTGTTCGCACATCATGCGCGCGCCCACAATCAGCCCGGTCAGCAGCGCATCGTCATCCGGCACCGAGACGCGGCATTGCAGCCTCGCCTCGGTCAGGCTGACCGGCTCTACAGACGGCGGAGTGATGAGTTTGGAGGCCATGTTATTGCTGACTGTTTTTCATCGCACACCGGACGCTCGCGGTTACCGCGTTGGTGTTGGCGACTGCCATAATCACGCGCACGAAGTGCCCGTACAGCGTGGTGCGGGTAAAGTTCGCCCCGGCAGCAGCGGTGTTCGTGCCTGCCACCTGAAGGGTGTTCGTTACCCAGTTGACGCCGTCCGCACTATGGAACAATGTCGGCGTGGTCGCAGCGCCTGCGGCTGAAGTCGGGTCATAGGCGAAATACAAGTCACACGTGCCAAAGTAACGCGTGTCCTGTAGCGTGCCGGTCTGAGTCGTGGTATATCCCAGCCCGTTAAACAGCAACAGGCCGGTAGTCCCGTTAATCGTCTCTGCGCTTGTCGGCTTTGGAGCGCCGACGCCGAACGCCATCGCCACGACGATAGCCAGCGCTGTCGCCAGCGCGCATATCCCACCGATCACTCCGAATCGACCTATCTTGATCGTCATTTCTGTTTCCTCACTTTTTTGTCCGCCGTTTCGGGCGGCGCAATCACTTCCATCTCAGGCTTGGGCGTGACGGCTGTCTCATCCGGCTGGATCGCCGCTGTCTCAGGCGTTTCCGCAGCAGCAAGCACGCCGACGGTGTCGTCGATCGCTATCGCGCGGTTTGCCGCAATCAGCCTCAAGCCGAGATCCAGCTCTACATCGAACACATCACCTGGGTCAGCCGGAACCCCTTGGACCCGGGTAGAGTTGGTAATCTGTACTTTCATAGTTTGCCTTGGCCGGGTATTGGCCCGGCCAAACTCAATAGAACTCAGGCGATCATGTCCACGCACGCAGCGAACGAACCGGCGTGGCGCACGTTGAAGTCCACATCCTGCAACGCCACGACGCGCACAGTGCCCGCGTTGCTGCCGGTGTAGGGATCGACCATCAGATCGATAGTGCCCCACATGGCAATCACTGCGTCCTGCCAGTTGCCGAAGATCGTCGCGCTCAGCGTCGCGCCGGACGCGCCCTTGACGAACGTGGCCGGCACCTGGTTGGTGATGAACGCGTTGTAGCCGTTCACCTCGTTGGAGCCGGCCTCCCAGACCATCGGAAGGTTTGTGCCCTTCTGAGTGACCTTCAACTTACCGCGCACCTTGGGGTTGGTCACATAGGCCAGCGCGCCCAGATCGGCGTTGGCAATCGCGACTGCGGATTCCAGGTTGACGACATCCGCCAACAGTGGAGCAGCGCCGTTCGGGTTGGTTCCGATCACGGTCGCGCCGCCTGCATATACCGCGCCGATGCCGCTGATGTTCAGCAACCCGGTCGGGTGGTTGGCTGCGCCGGTATCGTTGATACCCGCGTAGTCAATGCCAATGGCGAGAATCGTTGCCAAATCGCGCCGGACAAATGCCTCTACATCGATGGACGACTGGTTGATCAAGCGCCGCGACAGATCGGTGTAGGCGCCGATGGTCTTGGGAGACATCAACACCTGTCCGAACGTTTGCTGACTGACCGTCGGCGCCGCATTCTCAGCCACCCAGTACGCAGTAGCCGCCGCGCTTTGCGCCGGAATCGCGACGTTGCCCACCAGACCGCCCAGATAGAGCGCCCCGGCGCGTTGTAACACCATGCGGTTGCGCAACAGTTCGATGAATGACTGCGCCAACACATCCGTCTGGATCGTGTAGCCGCCTGCGGTCGTGGTGCCGGCAACCAATGCGCGCTGTTCCGATTCGCCCATGCTGCGCTGACTCGCCAGGCTGGAACGCTGCCAGTCGTAGGGGACATAGAACCCCTTGGGCTTGCTCTCCAACTTATCGGCGACAGCCTGTGAGCACTCCATCTCGAACGCAGCCTCACGCCAGGCATTCGGGTCCTTGTGCGCATTGCTGGCCGCTCGGATTGCCCGCACCAGGCTGTACTTGCGCAGGTCGCGTTCGTCCATGCCGATCGACGGATCCTGCCGGACGCCGTTGCCGCCGACGGGCACGGTCAGATCGTCCACCATGCGCTGTGCATCCGCAAACCGACCGATATCGGCTGCCAGACCGTCGATTTTGGCCTTCATCTCGTCGTATTTGGCGCGTTCCTCGTTTTTGAGGTCGCGCTTTTCGGTCTCTGCCAGATTCAGGAGGTCGCCGGCTTCCTTAACCATGGCGGCCCGCTGTTGCCTCAACTCACGTTCTTTCGTCTTCATATCGAAATTTCTCCTTAAACAATTGACCTATCAGCAAGTTCCAACTGCCGTCTCATGCCGCGAATGCGTATCTGCGCATCTGCGATGTCTGGCACTGGTGGGGCCGCCTGGCCTGCAGGTGTTGGTTGCTGAAACTCACTAAGTTTTGACCGCACTGCCGCAGAGGTCTTCGGATATGCGGGGAATGTGACGGGTGAAACGTCCATCAAGTTGCACTCCAGCAGAGTGCGGGTGACGGTTCCGGTGGTCTTGTCCTGTTCCCAGGAGTCGCGCACCGTCTCAAACGCGAACGACATCTGATCGACATCGCCGCGCCGCATGGTAACCAGCAGATCCCGCGCCCATTGCGTGTCTGGTGGCGTGTTCTCGATGCGCAAGCCCACAGAGTCCTCTTCGAGAGATAACGTGCCGGATTTACACCTGCCAAGCACGTAGTTGGGGTCATGGTTGAACAATGCGCGGACGTCCGCCGTCTGAATGGTCTTGGTGAACGCGCCCTGGGCGATTTTCTCGCGAAACCCGCCCAGGTCTTCGCTCAATTGATCGAAGACTGCCGAATATCCGTAGATGCACGGCGGCTTATCGCCCTGTGCGTCGATGCGTAATTCGGTCAGTTTGAATGCCCTGATTTCTCTTTCCATTACGATGCCGCTCCTATTCCACACTCGCACCCGTCATGCGCGGGCGGATGCCCTAGATCCCGACTGATATGCATCGGGCGATCCGTGCCTTCCGGCTGGTAGTTGTCGCCTTCTGTCATAAAGTCTTCTTCGATGCCCACGGTTGTGCCGTCCAGCGCCTTGCAGTAGTCGCACGAGTTGCCCATCGTCATCCACGAGATGCGCAGGATGTGCGCGATGCGATAAACCAGTTTGGTGACCGCGTTGCCGCACCGCACGCCTTCCTCACGCGCGATCTGATCAGGGCGAGTGTCTTCCCATCCCTGAACTTCCTGATTCACAGCGTCTTCCGGATCCTCGCCGTTTGCCATGGCCTTTCTCAGCGCCGCGGCGATGTCATCCTTGCTGTTGGAAGTGTGGCGGCTGAGATACCCGCCCATGTAGGCGGCGATAAAGGCGGTTACGGAGTCCTGCCACGCCTGTGCGTTGGTCTCTTCTGCCGCGTTGTCGCCGATGGTTTCGCCGTAAGCCTGCAGAACGGGCAGCATTTGGCGACTGATGTAGTCGGAGTGCTGGGTGTAGTAGTCCTCAACCCACGCGTCAAACTGCCCAACGGAGCGTGTTCGCAGGTACTTCTTGGCAGCATCCTGTATATCGCGGGCTTCACGGCGCATCATGCGCGTCGCAGTGTCGCGGAACACCCGCTTATAGCTGTTCATCATGCGGAACCGCGCAGCGGCGTACTTGCGCGAGCGTGTTTCGACCTGCTTGCGCTCTTCGGTGGGCAGACTGCGAGCAGGTGGCGCCGCTGGAGGGAATTTCTCCGGGCTTGCAGGAGGATTCAGCAACGATGTAGCCGGCACCATGTTCAATGGCACCAGGTACATATCGCCGCCCTCTACCGGGTTCATGTTTTCCCTGGTGCGGATGTCGTTGGCCGATAACCAACCGTCCTGGCGCGCCTGATGGTACGCGTTAAACCGGCTGGTAATGTCGCCGCTCTTCATGCCGTCCGTGTTGTGCTTAAGCTCCAGGACGTTCTGTTCTGGTTCCGTCAACAACGAACGCGAGTATTCCTGTTCCTGGCGCACCAGCCACGGGGACAGACTATAAGTCACAAAGTCGATGCTCTGTTGCTCGATGTTACTGAACGTGGCATGACTCAGATCCGCGACCATATGCGGTGGCACCCTGTAGATGCGGCATATCTCAACGACCTGGAACTGGCGCGATTGCAGGAACTGCGCATCGTCCGGTGGGATGCCGATCTTCTCGACCGTAATACCCTCTTCGAGGATCGCGATGCGCGACGCATTGTCCAGCCCCTGATGGCGGTCTTCCCATGACGCCTTAATGCGGTCATAAGCGGATTGGCTGAGTTTGCCCGGATGCTTCAGCATCAGACCGGGTGACGCGCCATTGCCAAAGAAAGCCGCGCCGAATTTCTCAGTGGCAAGCGCCAGACCAATCGCTTCGCGCATTAAGCGAATCGGCGACCACCCGACGATACCATTCGACCCGAGGCCGCGGATATGCAGCACCTTATCAGCCGGAAGCGTGACATGCTCGTAGCCAAACCGCTCCGGGAGTTGCGTCGAATAGATTAATTCCTGATTGAGACCACGCAACGGGAACGTGACGTTCGGCGCCAGCGGCCACAGCGCCGTGATATCGCCCGCGTCGTTATAGACGATCTCAGCGTAGGCATTGCCCCACAATAGAACGTGGCTCATGAGCATCTCACGCAGCGTGAAGGCGCTCATTTCCTCGTTGGCGGCCTTTTGCAACACCCTACAAAGCGGGTGATTTGTCACCAAATCTTTACCCTTGTCGCGCCGATTCCTGAAGATATCCAATGGCAGCGTGGCAGCGGACTCGGATAGCAGGCGCACACAGCCATATACTGTTGCCGACTGCATGGCCGTCACGGGAGTGACTTGTACACCGCTGCTGGAACGCGCATTGACCACTGAGCGCCATAGTTCATCCGTGAACATGACGCCACGGCTCTCAACAGCGCCGATCATGCGGGTCAGGATGCCGCTCATGGCTTTGCATCCCCTGTGGATTCGGTTGCATCCTCGATTTTGATGTTGCAATTCATCACGAATGCGGCCAGTCTGAATAGAGTCTTGCCGATCCAGAGGCGCAACTTCATTTCTCGCTCGCGCTTGATTCTGATCGTCAGGGTTACGTGACGCATCCCGTCAACCATGTCGAATTTGCCGATAGATGCCATTACGCCCCACCTCCAGACTGTTCCTGTTGCTGTTTGGCCTTGATCCGCGCGTCAATCGCCCCTAGAATGCCCACGATCAGCAACACCAGCCCGACGATGATGAACGCGAGTGGCGCCCAGGCCAGATATAGCCCAATGCCGAGCAGAATCAGCCCGATGAAAGCGACCAGGTCGTTGCCGTCAATCTTTCTCATAGTGTGAGCAACCCCCGTTCCTCGTAAACCGATCCAGAATTGCCATCGTGACGGATAGCGCGGTCAAGCGCCATGATCAGCGCCACCATGCCGTCTATTTTCTCGATGCTGTGCTCTTTATCCGGCTTGATGTTGCCAGCCGGGTCCTGATTGACCACCAGGTTGTTCGCCATCCACGTGAGTACTGGGTTATTGCCATGTGCCAACTTGTGGGAGAGCGTCAGTTTCTCCAATTCCTTCATGGGCGGGCTCATTGACTGGAAACCCTGCCCGAATTGCACGCAGGTCAGCCCCTTATCAGCCAGTTTCGCGGCGATCTGGGTCGCGCCCCACCGGTCAAACGGCACTTCGCGAAGGTCATAGACCTGTGCGTCCCGGTCAATCTGATCGATCACCCAGTCGTAATCGATCACATTCCCGCTTGTGGCAGTAATGAAACCCTGTCGAACCCAGGCATCGTAGGGCACTCTGTCCCGTTTTGAGCGCGTAATCATGGCGTCTTCGGGTATCCAGAAGCGACACAACACCTGATAGTCGTCCTCTTTGGTCTGTGGAGGGAACACCAGGATAAACGCGGTGATGTCCGTAGTGCTGGATAGATCCAGACCGCCGTAACAGGAGCGTCCGCGCAGTCCATCGGCGTCCACAGCCTTACCGCAGGCCGCCCAGTGCTCCAGGCTGACCCATTTGGTCTCGGACTGCGTCCAGACGTTCAGTTCAAGCCGCAGGAAAGCGAACAGCGCCGCCGGCATGCCCTTGGCCTTGCGCGCTTTCTCGCGCATGTCGTCCAGTTTCTTCGAGATACCGAGATTCGGGTTACTCTTGACCCAGTTGGCTTCATCCTCCCAGTCGTCGTCATCGTCCAGGCTGAAGATGATTCCGAAGAAGCTATCGTCCTGCAAAATGCCGTCCAGAATCTTCTGGGCGTACTCGTGAAGCTGGAAACACAGGCTCTGACGGTCATACCCGGCTGTCGTGATCGCAAATATAAGCGGTTGACGGCGTGAGCTGGTGGCAGTGTCCAGAACGTCCCACATATCACGCGTTTTATGGGCGTGCACCTCATCGATGATGGCGCCGTGCACGTTCAGGCCGTCCATCGTGTCCGCATCCGCGCCCAACGGCTCAAACTTGGAGGCGCTGCCCTCAACGTTCAGGTTGTCCTTGAACACCTTGATGCGCTTGCGCAGACCAGGCGACGATTTGACCATCCGCGTCGCTTCACTATGCGTAATCTTGGCTTGATCGCGCTTGGTCGCAGCGCTGTAGACCTCGGCGCCAGCCTCACCGTCGGCGATAAAGAGATACAGACCGATCCCCGCGCCGATAGTCGATTTCCCGTTCTTGCGCGCAACCTCTTCGTAGGCCGTGCGGAATCGCCGCGTGCCATTGGTGCGCTTCCACCCGAAGATCATGGCGACGATGAACGCTTGCCACGGCTCCAATTCCACGGTGCGCCCCGCCCACTCGCCCTTGGAGTGATGCAGGAAGTCAAAGAAGCCTATGGCGTGCATGGCTGCGCCCTCATCGAAGTGCAACCCGCGCAATGCTCCGTTCTCCAGGTCATCGAGGTGACGCTGACAGGCGCGTTCCACCCAGTGACAGGCGATCTGCTTGCCGCTGATCACATCGGTGATGTACTGCGTCCACACTGGCACGGTTGTCACGCCTTCTCTCCCAATTTCTGTTTAACGAACGTCTCGAATGGATCCTCTTCCGCTGGTTTCTCCAGCGAGATGCGACTGCGCGCCGCCGGCGTCATGCCGAACTGTTGCGCGAACTTGTGCATCTGCTCCATCGCCTTGTTCGCAATGCCCAGATAGGGCGACGGCACTACAAACAGGTTGGGCGTGGTCACGGTCAGCCCATGCTCAGCGACATACTCCTCAGCCTCGATCCAGCGCGCATACGCCTGGCAGTAGATCGCCAACTCAGCCCGATCCACCTGGGTCAGCAACCCCACCGCATTGAGTTCACGCGTGACGCGATGCCACTCGCGCTTGGCCCGGTCGCTCAAATGACGCGGACAGGAAGGGATACCCGGCACTGGCTGCGGCTCGCTCTTGTTGAGCTTGCGCTTGCCGGGATTGCCCTGCAACTCTTTCAGTTTGGTGGGTTTGGGAGCGGGACCAGACATCAGTTACAGCCCTCCGGTTCACATAATGAG